ATCCCTATTGATTTGGTGGATTGTACAGTTGAACCTGTAGTTCCATCTACAACAACTGTTGTTGTGGCAGCCAGCACTTCCACATGATCACCAGCCGCTACTGTTCCAGCAGCAGCAGTCAAAACTCCAGCTATTTGTGCCCAGAAATACTCTCCCGAACCAATAGCCGTTGTATTGAAGCCTATTTTTGCACCGCTCACGATTTCAGCCACTGCAGCAGTTACGACCTCAGCGTCTCCCCCTGAACCTGCTTGAATTTCAAATGGGGTTCCAATAGTTGCAAATGCAGCATGGGATTTTACGTACATAAATTGGCTTTCACCGCCTTTTGAAGTGTCATTTACAGATAAAATCGTACCTAACGGATACTCTTTTATTGCCGATGGTGTGTCTAAGCTATCTATGTCAATCGTCTGTAAATTATTAATTGCTTTATAAGTCATATTTTTTACCTCCTTTATAAATTTTTAGCTTTGTAACGCAGTAAATACAGCGTTGTAACGTCTTGCTATACACACAAGATTCATAACAAGATACGTTTGTGAGCTGATTGCTGCTTGATTAGGTAATCTCATTGATAATGTGTCCATTGGAGACTTCGTTCCTTGGAAACCGTACTTGTGATACATACGAAATGTATTTGTGGAAAGAATATACAGTTCGTTGTCTGCCGTACTACCGTCACCACTTCCTCCCGTAAATTCGTCCACTACGAAGGGGATATTGTTGAAGTTACAGCCAGCGAACCCAGCCCTTAACGTAGAGTCTGTCGTAAACTGCTGTTGGCTTTGTTGCGAGTTAAGAAACTTAGATAAAACAAATGAATTTGAAATCATGAGATTCGGTGCATAAGTGCCAGCTTCATCTGAAACGCCCTGTCCTCTTCCCATCAAGACTCTAAATACATTGTTCAAATTTGCATAATTAATTGTATTAGTTGTCGTATCTCTTTCAAAAAGCCATGGAGCTAGATCGGTATTATTTAATCCACCATATGCTGTTCCAGAGGCCCCAGCTGCGTCTTTTAAACTGTTGATCTGGTTGCTATCGGATGCACTTGAAGTATGAAGAGCTGCAGATAGATCTCTTACAGCATCTTGTTTTGCAAGTGAAATCTTTGTCTTAATTAAATCCTTAACAGCTGCTGATCCTGTACCAGTAGAGAAGTCTCTGAGGTTGAATGTAGAATTAGAAACATAGTATTTCCAATCAAATTCTGCAAACGTGATTTGCTGGTTAGCTCCTGTAGGTATAGTGTCATATTCCCCAGAAAAAAACCCTTTCGCCTCGTTTTCTGCTAACTGAACAGGGATCTGAATTTTTGTACCTGATCCTGATTTAAGTAGTGGTTGTTTTGTAACAACGCTGTAAAAATAATTTGCTTTTGCAAATGATGATGCTAATTCGTCAGCAATAAGTCGATGTGCAACTGATACTGCTTCGTTTAACTGATCGGAAGTTAATGCCATTTTATTTCTCCTTTTATCCTAAAATTGCATCCAAGGCTTGATCCACGTTCATCCCACTGAATTTTCCTGTTAACTTTCCTTGTCCTCCTACAGAAGATGGAATAGCTGACTTATTCTTTAAAGCATTTTCAGCAGCTTTGTTCGCTGAGTTTTTCATGGCGACATCTGTTGCCTGAGATTTAAAATAATGTACCCAGTTTTGGGGATCGACATTACCTTCTGTCATTGCTTTTAAGAAATCGTTTTTGTCGTATTGAACGTTATATTGCTTTGCAAATTCATCAATTTGTTTAAATTGAGCTTCTTGCTGCTGGGTCTGGTATTGGTTAAGAGCTTGTTGCTCTATCCCCTTTTTCCATTCCAGTAGATCGTTCATCTGACTTTCATATGGGTTGGGCTGTGCTTGATCTTGTCCTTGAGCTGCTGTTGGTTGATTTTGTTGATATTGTTGTGGGTTCTGATGCTTGTTAATGACCTCTAGTAATTCTGTTCCGATTTGAGGATGTTCAAACAATTTTTCCAAAGCGTTATAGTCATCTCGGAATTTTCCTAGACTCTCTACTTCTCCCTTTAGATTGTCATAATCTCCTTGCCTCTTCTCATGAAAACGTAAAGATTCGTACATCTTATTGGGGTCTTCACCCCAGTGATCTTTGAACCTCTTGTCCTCATTCCAATTCGTTACTACTGTATCGACTTGTCCGTCTTGTGATGACTCTTGAGTGTCAGCTTCTTGACCTTGCCCAAACGTGAGGGTGGTCTTCTCTTGCTCGACTTGCTCAGGAGCATCCTGTTCTTGGATGTCTTCTGTCATTTATAATCACTCCTATGAACTTTTACCTGCATTAGGCAGTATTTGATCTAGCTCATAATCGATTGTTGAGAAGGCATCTTGTTCCTTCATATCGGGCAACTCCCGTTTAGTTAAACGAATTATGCAACTGTCAATTTTCATAAGAGCCTCACGGGTCTTGCCCTCAGCAATAGACTCTTTTACGTCCTCAAGTTTGTCGATCATCGACTTAGGACTGTACCCACCGTACTCTTCTGCGGTGTAAGATCTGGATTCTTTTCTCTCTTTTCCTTTTTCCTCTTTTCTTTCTACACGTTCTTCTTTTACTCCTTGCTCAGGAGATCCAATTTGAATGATAAACATGCCTTTTCCTTTTTCCTTATGCATCTTTCTTTTTTCTCGGTTTTTTAACTTTCTTTTTTTCTGGTATAACCTCAAATGGAGAAGTCTTGGGAGTAATGATGGGCTTAGACTTAGGTTCTGCAACTGGAACAACAACAACAGGCTCCAACTTAACTGCTTCTTCAAATAAATCGCCCACCATACGCTCTGGAATATCCAAATGAAAATCATTAATTGATACCCTTATATAAGTCTCTTTTAACCCCATCTGCCCTGCTGGTAAGATCCCATCTACCCAACAATTAACCCCAATCCCTTTTTTGAATTTAAGCTCTTTTCCTACTCTATACTCCATACTTTAATTTTAAGCTTTCAGAAGGTAAAAAGCATTAGAGTATTTTCTTATATTTTTACACTTTGTCTATTTATTTTAGAATAATCACCAACAATAAATATAGTTTTTGGTGTAAAATTAAGTATGTCCTTGAAAAATGAAAAGTTCGTCAAATACCTTAATGGGTTGCGTTTACCTGCACAAAATAATGACACTCAGAAAGCATTTAGAGAGTACGAAAAGTACTATATGGGAAAAGTTGCTCCTGTGGTTGGTTATTCGTTTGGGAGTGATCCAAAGAGAGGTAATTACAGCAACTCATATAATTGTATAAGACCGATCATAGAAACGAAGGCTACAATCGCTCTTGATGCTCAAATTAGTACGTCTGTTGAGCCTTCTACTTTATCTCACGCAAATTGGGAGTTTCTGAAAGAGATCGAAAGTGTTTCTGAGATTTTGAATGACGTATGGGAAAATGTTAAGACAGCAAATGACTTATCTACTGTTAATCAGCAGGTAGTAAGGGATGGACTAATATATGGGTTAGGGGTCGGGAAAGTATCGTGGGATGCGAGTGCTGATGATGGGTTAGGGAATGTGTCGATTACACGCATAAATCCGACAGATTTCTTTCCTGAGCCAGCAGCTACTTCTGTGGGTAATGCTAATTATATTTTTGTTCGTAGACGGTTATCTAAATTTGATTTGATTAACCAGTACCAAGGTGATCCTAGGGTGATGGAAATCATTGATAAATTGGACAAAAGAGGTTCTGAAACAGTGAAGATGGGTGATGATACTAATATTCTCCAAGGTTACGAAAATAGTAAAGATTCAGGACAAGCTTATTTAAACAGAGGGGGTGTTATACCTACTTCTTCACAGACTAATTTTGAAATATTTGAATGTTATCTAAAAGACGATACGATATTCCAACCTGAGAAGAACGATCTCTCTGATACCGAGCAAGTAAAAAGAGAGCAGATCTTCCAATTTCCAAATGGCCGACTAATTGTTTATTGTGGTGATTATATTCTCGAAGATAGACCGATTGACTATCCGTTCGGTTTTCCCTTTGCGACTTTTGCTCCAACCTCAACGAATCAATTGGTCGGCTATGGTGACGTGAAGGATTTGATGAATATTCAGCAGAAGCTAACAGATGCATATTTTAAGCTTTCGGAGTTAATTAATAAGTATAAATCCATGCTAATTGTTTCTCCTGACTCCATTGATCCAAACGATTTGAAAAAGAACTTTGATATTATTTCCTCTAAGCGAGGGAGTATGCAGCCTCCCGTTCTTGTCCAGAACAAACTAACTCAAGATATACAGCTTGTTCGTTCACATATTGATGATTTAAAACGTGATGCATTGGCTCTTTCTCGTATTAATGAGATGATGCTTTCTGGGGAGAGACAGATCGGGGTGAATTCTGGACAGATGGTGAGAGATCTGAACGAGTCGCCCCTATCTTCTATCAGAGAGATACAGCGTAACTTTAAGACTTTTTTAGTTAATCTATCTAATAAAGGAATTACATTAATACAGCTCTACTACACACAGCCCCGAATTATGCGTCTGAGTGGGCAACGCTACGCTATTATGAACCAAGACTCACAGATGATGGATATTGTTAGTGAAGATCCGAACGTAGAGAATCAGCAGTTACCACAGAACCTGATCAATGACCTAACCCTTACTCAGTATGAGGTTCAGGTACAGACTGGCTCCGCTCTACCACAGAGTAATTCAGCTATCGCTGCTACGACTATGCAGTTAGCAAAAGATGGCATATTGGGTGATATTAATGATATTGATACCAAAGAGATTATACTTAAAGCACTCGATTATCCGCACTACAGAGCTATTATTGATAAATTGAAAGCCGATCAGGAAGCTCAGGCACAGATGCCTATTGAACCTGAATTTACGAATTATTTAAAGAATGTGAATATGAGTCTAGGAGATATTTTAGATATGGTTGGAACATTGAGTCCGCAAGTACAGGAAACTTCTATGTACCAAATTACTGATGCGTTAGGACTTACACAAGGCAATCCAGAACTCCAAGACCCCATGACTCCCCCTCTTCCTCCTATGGGTGATGAAGGGATACAGTTGAGTTTTAATTGAATTCTGGAATTAAAATTTTATGTCTTAATAAAAAAATAAAGCTTTCTTCAAGCATTTCTAAAGTTTCATATTTAGAATTATCTTTATACATAGCAATCAATACTTTAGTTTTTATAATTTTTTTTTCTATATAGTCATAACTATATAATTTTGAGGGTTTCCATAATTCATGTATAAGTTCTGGATGTGCATCGTAAAATATTTCTTTATTTAATACAGTAACATAATTATGTATATGAAATTTGCTTGCTAAATATAGAATTGGTTCTGTTAGTATATTATCAAATTCCTGATATATTGCTTCATCACATATTACATTTATTTCAGGACTTAAATTAGCATATGTTTTTGTATTTTTGTATAAATTATTTTTCCAATAATTATGTATTTCTTTAGCTTGGTTTTGTGCCATTTCGTCATTAGGAAATACATGGTCTAATTCTCTTGCAAATATATTTATAACTATTAAATTATATAAATCTTGTATTGTTATAGAATCAAAAAAATTTTCATCACTATAACCTAAAAGCAAATCTCTATTTGTATTATTTAAGTATATAAATAAAATTTTCATTAGTGTCTCATTCCAAATAATATTTTTATTTTTATCTCTAGACTTATAATTATTTATTTTTTCTACCCCTGGACCATCGTATAATTCATATAAATAATAAAAATAATCTAAATTTTTATTAATACTATAATCTAAAATACAATGCTTATATGGATCGGTATTCTTTGAAAATATATCATTCCTTGAAAATATTTCTTTTATTATCACGCATGTTTTTTTTGAATTTGGTTGATAGTTACTTAATGGAACATTGTCTAAATTCATCGAATTACAAAGTTCCCCATAATATACATCCTTTCCAAGTAAACTATGTAGTATAAATCTAAATAACTTTTCTTTTTGTATTTTATATTTCATTCCTTTACTCCTTTACTCATCCAACCCAAAACTATCTATTGTTTCATTTAGTTTTATTTCATTGACTCTTATACGTATCCTACGTTGAAGTTCTCGTAGGTCTTCGATTAGTTTTTCAGTGACAATGTAGTATTGAGCAAAAAAGCTTTCAGTTAATTCATCGTCTTTATCTACACTTTCAACGAGTCTATGTTTAATTTGCTTTGCATATTTAGGTAGCAATTCATACAAAAAATCATGACCTTCGTCACCTTGCAAATGCATCATGTTCGTTTAAATCCTGCTTCATCATCTTTTCTATTTTGCAATTCAAATGCTAACCGCTCCTCTACTCGTTGTAGGAGCTGATTGGCTACCCGTTTAGATATGTTCCTGCCTAATTTCCTTTCCTTGCAACTACCGTCTATTTTGTATCTTACATAGTAGCTTTTACCTTTCTTTCTTAATGATGCCATACGTACCTCTTTTTACTGCATAGGAAGGGAGTCGAACCCTTGAAAGAAATTAATCTAACGCTGTTTATGCACTGCATTAATGTTGATCAACGTTTCCTTTGGCCACTTGGATACCTATACCTCTTCCCCTCTATTCTACCATTTCTAGAATGGAGTAATCAAGTAAATGACTAGTAAGTGTTCCTATAGATCTTACCTTTGAGATCCTTGAAATTACGGAATAAAGCTTGGGGTTCTAGCTTAAGGTTTCTATCATAGTAATCCTTCTTAGTGGATTGCAATTCTAATGAGTCTTCAAAGAAAAAAATCATCTTTCCATTCTTATGATTTTGTACCATGTCATCAATTTTAAACCCTGCTGTCTCCATAGCAGCTGCACAATACAAGTCTATTATTCTGTCTTTATTCATTTCTTTACTCCTTTACCATTTTTCTTTATCTGCCCAATAGGCTGCAGACATTTTTCCTTTAGAAATGTTTTTTCCATGTCTTGCCTTAAATGATTTTTGTCTGGCTTTCTCTTTAGTTGTTGTAGGACTCGCCCCTGCCCCACTTACACCTTGCTGGCCAAATCTTATTGTTTTTACCTTATCTCCCTCTTTAGCCACTACAACATGGCTTTTAGTTTTATGATTTGGAGTTCTTTTTGGATTATTGAATCCAGTTACCCCGATACGGCTTAATAATGCTTTTAATTTAGACATCTAATACCCCTTTTTTTTACTTTTTTTCTTTACATCGTAAGCAATTTTTAATGCTTTTTTAATTGGTTTCCCATAGCTCATCTCTGTCTTTACATTCTTTTTAAATGTCTTGTCGGACTTTCCCTTTTTCAATGGCATATTTTGACTCCTTAACGTGTTTAATTTCTGATTCTGACCACTCGCTATTAGTAAATGTATTAAGTCGTTTGTAATACTCCTCATTGATTAAATTCTGAACGTCTTTAAAAAAATCTAGTGCGTGAACTCTCGGTAAAAGTCTTAGCTTATCTGGGATAATAAGTTTCGTTTCATCTGTTTCGTAATCGTATTCGAGTTGGAGAGTATAAACGGAGTCTCGGACGTGCAGAGCTGAGTTTGTTTTTATGTTTGATTTAGTTTTACTGTTTACCTTCATTGACTCACCATCCGTTTCCGAAACTCGTTTTCGATCTTATCCACAAGTTTCTGATCTCTCTTATCCGATTCCTTTTTATTAATAGCTCGGTAGCGAGCAGCTTCACGTTGGATCTCATCTTGGGTTCCGTATACCATCCCCTTCTCTTTACATTTCCTGTCTATCTCTTTAGAGGTAATACCTTCTCCGTAGTTATCGATATCCATGTAGTACGTTACACCGCAGAACGAATTGCTCTTGAAGTTACCGTAATAAACAAACACGTCTGACGAGTCACAGAAGTCACAGAGCCAGCTTTCTTTCTTGTCTAGATCTACATATTTGGTATCGATCTTTTTACAGGTATTACACTTAATGTCATGTACTGGCATCGATCTTCTCCTCGAAGTACCGCTTTAAATCATTAAGTCTTTTTAGATCAGGTTTTGTTTCGTTACCGTTAAGGACTTGATAGAACCTGCTTTTGTCTATGTTCAAGTACTTAGCCATTTCTGTATGCGTACAGCCAGATAAGGCGTACAGCTTCTTCACTTCTTCTGCTGAGATCTCTGCATCCATTAGCCTCGTATTCTCTACTTTTCTAATCTTATTCTTTAACGTATTAATATCCTGCCCATGCTGCTCTACTCTATTTTCTACATTCCTCACATGCTCACTTAGAACGTAAGGGTTAGAATGGTGCTGGATCTCAATGACTTTGCTCTCTAATTCCAAATATTTCTTCGTCAATACTCCCAGACTCAATTCCTTCCCCTCGTTAATTGTCCTGTTAATTGCTTCCATTGAAGCTTTCCTCATAAACTCCTGATTGTCTGTCATAGCCTTCTTTATTTGCATGATCACATTCTGCTGGATCCCCATCCTTATTTCATCTACTTGCTTTCTTATTTCCATCCTCATCAATTCTGTATTATCCATTTTTTTTACTCCTTTACTCCTACCCTTTCTCAACTATTTGCTTTAACGTTGGCCTTCCTCTTGCCAACGAATCAAAGGCTTCTGTACCTTGCACCTTAATATCCTGCATATACCGCATGGCATATTGCAGAGCATCACAACTATGATCATCGAACTTACGAACCTGCTCCTTTCTGTTTTCAGTGCCAGTCATAGAAGCTCTTTTATACTGATACCGCTTATGCTGACCCCACGTATAAGTACAACACTCCATGATTTTTAATTTGTTTAAATGAAATGCTCTATTCACTAATAAGATATTGGCTGTCTTGTCCTTCGTACATTCAATAAGATGAAGCCCTAACCCCATCAGGTCATCCCACATAGATGCTACATCCACTCTTCCAGTCTTCATTGAAAAATCAGCTACAATCGGTAAGTTGCCATACTGCGTACACGCCTGGTGTATATCCTCTAGAGTAGCTCCTTTCTTTTTCCACTCATCAAATACATAGACATTCCCATATTCGTCCTTTGCACAGAAAACCGCTGCACTGTCATTAACAATCCCATGATCGAAACCGACTATCTTCACCCAGTGATCCTGAATCACTAAGTCTTTGATCTTATGATGATCCTGAAGAGCCGTGTAAACCCTATCGGAAGTCTTGCTCCATCCCCCATACAGATACCTATCTAAGTAATCCTCTGGGTAATTCTGTTTTAAATTCTCTATGTAGTTCTTAGGAAGATTCTCCTTATTATCCGCTGTTTCTCCACTCAAAAAATAGATCCCTTGCTTACTTCTGAACTCCTCAGTACTGTCAATATACAAATCCTTTAAATGACAATCCGCAGGATTGCCTTCTGTGAACAACATAGGCCTTGGTATAGATTGACCAGACAAACGGCCAATAACCTGCAAATAAAGACTCTCTGGGATTTCCTCCGCTTGAACCAAAACTACAAAATCATAATTATTGCTCTTAATCTTGCTATCTGTATCAAATGCACGAAAAGTTAAACGTGATCTATTGGAAAAAATAATTTCTCGATTCGCTGTTTTATATTGATAGCCATTCTCTTCGGGTGGGAAGGCTTCAAGATACTGAACAATACAACTATCCGCTAACTCACCGTACGTCATCCTGACGATACTGCCGTTACACCCTGCATAGGTCTGACAAAGCATCAAAGAGATCAACATCATCAAAAAGCTTTTTCCACATCGGAACGCTCCAAAAAAAGCAAAGTGGTTGAACTCATGATCTAACCGCAACCCACCCTCATCCCTAAAGACCATCCTAAACATATCCATCTGTTTGCTGTTGAGTTTTATAGTTCTCTCCATCCATTCCCTTCCTTACTCTCTACTCCCTATTGAACGCCTTCTACCCAGCTATTACCTTCAATATCTCTCTGAGTATCCCCTTCCCTCATAACATCCTCTAACGTCCGTTCAACCTCTCCCTCTGTACACCATCCCTTAATGGGATCTGATCCGACATTAAGAAAATAGAATCCTCTCATGACTAATGTAATGGCAAAACAAATGCCGAAGGCTATGATGAGTGTTGTGATGATAATTAGTATGTGATGGGAGATAGACCATCCGATATGGAAGCGGGGGGTCATCCGACACCCTCAATCTTTTTTTCGTTTTCATTTGAAACAATCTTAAATGATGTGACAGTTTGTTTGTTAAGATTGATTGTCGTGTCTACACTTAAGAGGTTCATAATCTGAGCTAGTAATTTAGCTGAGCGTGTACACTTCTTATCTATTGCTTGCTCAAGTAAGCCTGTTATAAATATCTCTTTGTACGGTGCTAGTTTATCTTGATAGTTTTGACTGTCTGTGATGATGGCTTGTTGATGTTTAAGTATAGTTGGTTGGCTGAGGTTAGTTAATTCCATTAATTGGCTAAGGGTTGGTAATGTCTTTTGTCCTGTACTAATGCACGTAGCATATGCCTCAATTAGCCGTAGTCTCGTTCTATCGCTTTGTGTTCCCCCTTCCCCTAAATTATCAGCTACCATTTGTTTCACTAATTTTACTTGTTTTTTAATCTTTTTTTTCTGTAATCTCTTTGTTTCTTTCTTCATTCTTTACCTAAAGTATGCTAAAAGAAAAAAGATACCCGTTATTTTTAACCAATATTTCTACATTATTTACCTCTTTCTTACCCATTATTCCCCCTTAAAACACGCATAAATAACCCATAAACAAACCAATAAAAAACACAACATAAAACTACCCATTAAGAATAAACCGCCATAATATAGGAATTGCATATATATTAATTATATTCCATGCATTGTATTAATTGCAAGATAACCTAGTTACGATTCATTATATACCCCTGTTTTTAAGTTTAAATTATATATAGATAATATATGTACGATTCAGTGAATAAAATTCATTGTTGACACATATTGCGGTTTATGTGATAATATTAATAACTTAATCAAAAGGAGATAACAATGATAATTAAAGTAAAATTAAAAAATGTATGGGGCAATGACTTAATCTACCCAGCGTGTGAGACTGGTTATAAATTCACTGAATTATTAAGAGTTAAAACATTTAATGATTCACAAGTAGAAACAATTAAGAAGCTAGGTTATACGTTCGAGGTTGTGACGCCTTCAATATAAATAACACTTGACTATTGCGGTAAACCGCTGTATATTTAAAATAACTTAATCAATCAAAAGGAGATAATCAATGAAACAAGAAATTAAAGAAAAACTAATACATTGTATAACTGAAAGTATAATACAGTTAGAACAAGGTATTGAGGCTATGCAGGAATTAAGGCTAACAGTATTCAGCAATAATAAAAGACGTAAAGATGTTGAGGCGTGGATAGCATCTGATAGATGCGACATAATGGATTATAAAGAAGAATTAAAGAAGTTAAGTAAGTAATAGAGTAAGTAATAAATATAAAAGAGGTACAAAATGACAACAACAACAAAAACAAAAGAATCAGTAACCATTGAGTTTGGCGGTTTCTATAATACGTTAGCTAATGAAGCGGTTCAAGAACGTATGTTTATTGAGTATGCATATTTGGATAAATATGAATCATATGATGATCAACCGTTTGAAGAAGTAGAGAAGTACGAGACCCCTGAAAATCTTAAAAAGGCGTATGATGATTACTGTATAGATTATTGTGACTACCTCGAAAAATGGATAAAAGAACATCTTAATGTAGATATTTCTATAGATTTTGATAAACTTTGGAGTCCAAAAGAGTACAATTTTGAGACAGATCAAATAGACGCTCATATAAGTACAAAAGACTTGAATAAATTGTATGAAGCAATAAGAAGTAATAAAGTGTTTTGTAAAGAATTAATAGAAACAATAGAACAAAATACAACTTCATACGATGGATACTTTGCATTTTATGACAAAGAGCAAGTTTTAAATGAAAATAAAGACAATATGCTCTATAGAAATATTTTCGATTTTATTTGTAGCAAGGTAGATAAAACAGATTGTTATTATGAAATGGTTGAAGGGTATTAAAATGAATAAAAGTGAATGGTATGACCTAGACAGCAAGCCATGTGACGGTTGGAAATACAGGGAAATCCTAGGAAGTAAAGAACGATTTATTGCCTGCACACACGTTGATAAATTAACGGTTAGTACTATTTGGTTAGGTAAGCCCCATGCAGGGGAAGGCATATTAAACATCTTTGAAACAATGGTATTTGATGGAACGTATGAGATTGACCCTGTTCGATACGACACAAAAGAACAAGCCTTCAAAGGGCATGAAATTATAGTTAATAAACTTAAAAAAAGGAGACAATAAAATGACAATTAAAAAACAAGTTGCAAAAGATATAAAAGAATTAGAAAAATATACATTGTCTGAGCTATACAATTACGCAAAAATTAATAAATTTGATAATAGATCAGCGTTCCCACGATTTAAAAAAGCGTTAGCTGAATTTTCTATATTTTATGATCAAATGAAGCAGGAGAATGAAAAAAAGAAAGCAGAAAAATTAGAAAACACATTAAATTATGAAGTTGTGTTAATCGTAGACGGAGCCGCTAAACATGATAGATTTGCTGTATGTGACGGAGAAGGTAACCCCGTATGGCATGGGCGGTTTTTTGGTGATGGTGGCTACAACGGAGAGCAATCGTCAAGTGAGATTGAAACAGCGAAAAAAGCTATTTGGTTAACGTCAAAAATTAAAGAAGCTTTAAATGAGGACTCGATACGGCTAGAATTAAACACCGATGCTGAATGGTTGACGTGGGCAAATGCTACCGATGGTAGAGGGGGTAAAGCTAAAGCATTAAGCTCACTAGCCAAAAGACACAATATAGCGTTAGAGGTTGTTCATATTGCAGGTGAAGAAAACCCCGCTGATTTTTACAGCAGAACAAAAGGGTTTAAAAAATGGCAGGATAACGATTTAAAAACATTAGCAACTAAAATAAAATAACTTAAAATCAAAGGAGTAAATAATGTATACAATGCGAGTTAAAAGGTATAATAGTATTATAGTAGCGGACAAAGTGCTTTCTGAATTTAAAAAAATAGCTAGAAAAACTACAAGTTCACAACCATATGAAGGGTTTTGTATGATAGATTTATACTCTAATTGCAGGGAGCAAGGGTATTCAATTACACGACTTTTGGATGTAAGCAGAGCGACACAATGCGTGTTTGCAGAAAATCGAAATAGTGACTCGATAGTTGTTTACACAGGCACTGAAGCCGTAGATTTTGGCTTGAGTAGTCAAATACCCAGTGAAAAAATATACGCTAAGAGACATTATTTCAACCACAACGAACACAAGCAGGCTGCACAATACATTTTTGATAAACTTACAGAAAAGGAGATGACATGAAAATAATTAATATAGATATACCATTTTACGAAGGACATGTAATTAATTTGTATTTAAAGGATAAAAAAATACGTATATCATTCAAAGATAGGGGCATGTATAGCATAGGGGAGCTTGTTCCTACATTGCACAATATTTTAATCGATTTAGAAAAAAAGTATTTGCTAAAACCATCTGAAATTAAAGATATTCAATTTTTAAATTCAGACGGAGATGTAATATTTAAGTTTAAAGATTTTGGTGTATTTTTAGAGTTTGTCGGTGGGGTAAGAATATTAACGCTATCGGATACCAATATACTAGAAACGCAAAAACAGATGCTAGAAAGTGATGCTTTCAAGGAACACGTCACCATAATTGATAAACAACGTAAATCACCCCACACTGTTGTATTAACAGATATAAAGAATAACGAAATATAAAAAAAAACTTAAATAAAGGAGTAAAAAATGGATAATTTAGAAACAATTATTGAAAAATTAAAAGACATGAACCCCGATTATGAACACGATGAACATTACGGTGTAAAAAGCGTGGATACAGATGAATACAAGGAGCTAATCAAGCAACGTGATGCAGCAATAAAAGTACAAACGATAAGTGAAGAGTGTCCGTTTTGAGGATCGATAAAATACAACCGTATCAGCTTTTGGAAATCAAAACTACGGATAAGTCTGTACAAATTAAAAGATCAAAGCTGTTCAACGATATGAATCAAGATCAAAAGGACTACTTAATCAAAAAATTTAATAAAAAAACTGATTTTAAATTAGGAGATAATCATGAATGACCAACAACGTAATGAAATAGAAAGAAAAATACAAGAAACTATGAATCGTATCAACGCAAGTTTTGAAAGATCAAACAAAAGATATGAAAAATTTGAGAAGGATAGACAAGATATTTATGAAAGAATGGATGACATCACAAAGCGTTTTGTGGGTAAGGTTGAAGACTTTTATACATTAAGTAAAAAAGGAGTGAAAAAGAAGTAAAATGAAAGAAGAAAGAATTAAAGAGTTACAAGATTTATCTCTAAAAGAATCGAATCATATTACTTCTGTACTGCATAAGTTTTATGTTGACCAAGAGTTAAAAAGAGAAATAACAGAAATAAGGGAAACGATTTTAGACCTCGAAAATGATTGCAGAAAAATTGCATTTGAAATAGATGAGAAAGAAATGTATGCGGACTTGATAGATAAATTGGTTGATAGTTATAACTCTGTTTATTGCTATTTGACAAAAGAGGAAAAAGATTTAAAAGATAGCGGGAATAGTAAATTTTTGACAGAAATACAGGAATTTTTAGACGAGACTGAATCAAGTCTTGAAACTGTACTAGATGAGTGTGGGCTTGGTAGCACATATGATTATTTTGGTGATACCCATTATACATATGAAAATGGATATGATGATATGAACGCTGCTGGGCTTTGCCCATTAAGAAAAGAAATTAAAGGATTATATAGAGATTTAGGCGGAGTAAATTATCGAATTGAAAAATTAAACAGCGAAATTGAAGAATTAGATAAGTAGTTGTGTGTTTTTATAAAATTACTAAAGGAGTAAAAAAGAAGTAAAAATAAATGCCTAGCCTACAGAGGTTGCAACTTGTGTAAGCTAGGACTACGGTATCTGTCTTCATGACCTAATGTTCCACCGTGGGCATATAAATTATACACAAAAACTAAGCGATTTTTAATTGCTTTATTTTTTCAACGTTCTGTTTTGCGTCAAGGACGGCTTGCTTGTTCATATAGTTTTTTAGTTGGAGTTCGCTACTCCAGCCTAAATACGTGCAAACCAACTGGCTACTTATCCCACTACTTATCGCCCATGTGCAAAAACTAGATCTTAACATTCTGATACAAGTGCGTTCTGTACTAAGTTTTAATTGATTTCTTTTTATTAATGAAACTAATGCAGCATTTTGTCGGTCTGTAGCTACTACATGATCAACTAATCTCCTACGGTGTGGCGAGATCCATTTGTTGTCATTGAATCTAAACCCACTACTGTTTAGCAGTGTGGCACATTCATTGCTAACTTTCAGTATACGTGTGCGTGATTTGTTAGCTGAAAAGGGTAATACAGTAAGCTGTTGTTTCTCTGAATCCCAGTCACTCCACTTCAACCTATTAAACTCGGTAGGACGTAAGCCAGTTAATGCAAGAATCATGATGGTGAAATACAATTTCTCCATAGAGAGTTGTCTCTCAGTTTGGATCATTCCAGTTTTAAATTCACATAATTCTTTTTTCAGAGCTCGACAAATTTTCTTAAAATCTGAAACGGTGAAATAATCCACCCCCTTTTTGGGAGCAAAAACCGATTTTATTACTGGAACCTTGTCAATGTAGCCCATATTGAAGGCGTAAACTAAAACTTTCTTAATATGAGTTAATCTCCTGTTAATAGTGGACGGTCTGTAAGGTCTTTTATACCTAAAAGTGTTGGTTGTCTCCCATTCAGCCTTCATTTGCTCTACAACCGTAAAACTTAAGTCCTTAATGTGTAAGCCTTCTGGTATTGAGGATTTGATGCTCTCGTACATACTAGAGGTCTTCTCTTTTGTGGTGGCTGTTATTTTGTTGTTATTTAGTATGGTTTTCTCAATGCACTCATCAAAAACCTTTACTGCTGTATGTTTTTTGAATAATAAATTTATCATATATTCTAGTTTATTCTAAAATTATTAGAATCGCAAATCAATAGTAAAAATAAAACTTGATTCTTGCGGTCAATCACAATATAATAATTAGAACTTATATCAAAGAGAGGTGATGAAAAATTATAAAATACAATCATGATAAGATAAAAAAAAAGCGTCTTGAAAATGGATACGGCCCTACAGAAGTTGGTAGAATAGCCATGAAAAAGTACGGTGTTCGGCTAACTAACTTCCAATTACACAGGATGGAACAGAACTGGAATCAGACGGACTGCAGGTCTATTAATCTTTTTGTTCTGTCGCTAATTTATGAATGTGATATGTCGGATTTTTACGATGTGAAAATAGAAAAAGATTACGGAAAATGAATTAATGAGTCTGAGTTAGACTCATGTTTT